GATCGCAGATTTCAAACGACTCCGAGAAATTGGGTTCTCAGGGCTTCCGCTGTCGTTTTGCCTTCTTCTCGGAGTCGTTTGAAATCTGCGATCATCTTGGCGACGCCAGCCGCAATGATAGCGACCCCAGCGATGGCAAAAGTGAATACCATAGCCCGTCCAGCGAATGCCTTGAGAACCGCAAGCCCTTCCTTGAGTTTCGGCAGTTCCTTGAGTACTGTTCCGATACCATAACTCACGGTCCCGAGAGCGGTCATAAAAGCGCCAAGTCCGAGGACTGTTCCGCTGATGACCTTGGTCAGTCCGGGATGTTCCTTCGCCCAAGCCGTGACCTTGGCGATGGTATCCGCAACTTTCGTGGCCAATTCGGTCAGAGCCGGAATCAGCGCGTTGCCAATGGCCCGCGTCAAGCCGCCCGTGGCGGCTTGCAGGTCTTTCATCGCGTCATTGAAAGCGTCGCCCGCCTCGGCCTCGGCGCGAGTCACGACGCCATATTTCTGCATCTTGTCGATGTTTTCCTGGAGGCCCTTGCGCCCAAGGTTCAGCATGGGGATGAGGTCCATCCCCGACCTGCCGAACAGCTTCATGGCAAGTGCGTTCTTCTCGGCGCCGTCTGCCATCCCGGCAAAGCGGTCGGCCACGTCGAGCATAACTTGGTCGAGCGGTCGCAGCTTTCCCGAACTATCGGTAGCAGACACCCCGACAGACTTAAATGCTTCTTGGGCTTCCTTGCCGCCGGACGCCGCCTCGTACATGACGCGGGATAAGCCCTTCATGCCCGTGGCAAATCCCTGGACCGAAGTCCCGCTCTTGTCAGCGGCAAGCTTGAAGGACGACAGCGTTTCGACGGCAATGCCCGTCCGCTGAGAGAGGTCCTTGAACTCATCGCCCAAGTTCGCGGTCTTAGCGATAATCAGGCCCATCGCGGCCGTGATGGCACCGCCCGTGATGGTGAGCTTTTTGCCGACATCCTGGAACTTGTCGCCGATCTTGACCATCGCCTTGTCGACGGCCGACATGTTCTTTTCGAACTCGTCGATCTTGGCCCCGATCTTGATCCAGATGTTGCCAACTTCGCCCATGTCAGTTCTCCGTCACTTTCCGGACAGACGAGTCCTTCAGCAATTTCCAGAATTTCGACTTGTGCAACTTTGCCGTTTCAGCCATTTGTCGCCGTCTCACTTCAATCTCAGTCGGGGTTAATCCTTTCTTGCCCTTGTCTTCGTCGTCGAACTTAAAATAGTCCTTGGCCTTCATCGGGCGGCGGACGCTTTTGCCGGAGATGTTCACGGTCTCGGCCGCAAGGAACGCGAACCGCCGCCACATCTCTTTCTCGCGCCCACGCTCGCGCTCGCCCGTAGCCTCGACCGCGACGCGAAGCTCACGCGGGGTCATGGCAAGGAACTCCCAGGGCCGGAGCCCGATGGAGTATGCCGCCCGCTCGCATGATGCGAGATATGATTGGCTAGTTACGCGCTCGGTGCCGGGGTCGTCGCCTCCGGCATCTCCGGGTTTTTTGGGCCTCCGTCGATAGGCCCGAAGGCCGCGGCCACGGCTTGTGCGATGGCGTTGGAGACTTCGGCCAGGTTCATCCCGTCAAGGAGATCGCCCGCCGCCCAGATGGTCAACGTCTTGTCCTCGTGGAGCAGTCCGGCCCAGACGATACCGCGGATGGCCTTCAGCGCCCCCGGTCCGGACATGGCCTCCTGCAGATCGGAGAGGGAGATTCCGAGCGTTTCCACGAGCTCGACCAGAGCGTTGAAGCCATAACGGAGGTTTCTGGGCTTGCCGTCGGCGAGCGTGATCGGCACGGTTCGTTTTGTCATATTGACTCCTTAACGATAAAGTGGGGGGGCACCCCCGTGGATGCCCCCCTGGTGGAGAAAGGAGGAAAAAAGGAGGGGAGGTCGGGTTAGCTGACGGAATGCGCCAATGCGCCGCGGCCCTTGAGCGAGCCGGAGATGGTCAGGGCTTCCTCGGCGGGGCCATCGAAGTCCATCGACTCGAGAACGCACTCGCCCGAGAACGTCGAGGTGTCGGGCATGGTGATGATACAGGTCATGGTAGCAGGGGTGCCGTGGATGAAGTGGTTGCAGAGAACCTTCTTGGCGACATCGTTGTAGATGAACATGCCCTCGAAATCGATGCTCCATTCCTTACGACCGGCGAGAAAATCGCCCCAGTCGTCCGAATCCTTGGAGGTCACGTCGATCGTGTTCTGCGAGAAATGCAGGGCGAAGGACCGGGCCTCCGACATCAGATCGCCCTCGACAGAGAGCGTCATGCTTTTGCCGGTTACAGCGGCTGTGGTCATAGCAATACTCCTTTGCTGTTGTTTGCTTTGAGTCCCGGTCCCGCGTGAAAGATTCACGGGCCAGGGCATGAGAAAGGCAGGCTTAACTATGCCTGCATAGGAAAGGCTGTTATAAGCCCCCGGTTTTATATCTGTGCGTTATAAGGTCCGGGCCGAATAATCAGCTCGGGGCCATGACGAACCGGAACCTCAGCACCCCGTGCCGCACGAGGCGCGTCGGGACCGAGTCGTCGACGAATAGTTCGGCCATATCAAGGTAAGCGATGAACGGCGCGAAGTATCCCGTCACCGCAAGGTCCGAGCCGAGGATGGCCTGGACGATATTGTTCATATACTGCGAGGCTTCCTTGTCGCCCTCAAGCATGCTCCAGACATGAATCGTGACGGCATTGTCCTCGGCCTGCGTGTCCCGCGTCGTCCACGAAACCGCCCGGACCCCGATCGGAGCTCCGAAGGAAACGAACGGCATGGTCGCGGTCTTGGGGACATAGTTGTAGACCTTGTAGGCAAGGGTCAGCGCGTTCGTCGTGAGGCGGGTATAGATCGCCTGCATCAGCGGTTGGAAGCCGAGTCGCCTTGTCGCCATGTCATGCTCCTAGAACTGGTTCGATACCGCCCCCAGGTCATGCTTCCCGAGAAAATAGGCCGACGGGGCCGTCCTTCGATAGCGGACATATTCAAACGGGGGGTCCGTGATGAGATGAAACGCCTCGGCATCGAGGCAGACCGCCGCCTTCCAGCGCGTCTTCTGGAGCTCGAGGAAAAAGTCCATGTGTTCGTACTCGATCTTGATCTGGTTGTCCCATTCGATATCGCGGAACATCTCGCGCTTTGCCAGGAATATGTTCGGCACCTGATCGGCGATGACGTATTTGATTCCCTCGGCCGTCTCGAGAATCTCGCGGGGCGCGGGAATGCGGGCCAGGAGTCGCCCCCGACGCTCGAACCTGACTCCCTTGGCGTAGTTCTCGCCCGCGAAGAATGCCCCGCGCTCGTACTTGAGCGTCGCCGCCACGAGCCCGATGTTCTCATTGGAATCGAGAACCGCCTTCATCCGCTTGAGCGAATCGGCGCTGCGGATCACGACATCATCGTCAGAGACGAGGAGGTAGCCTTCCTTCGCCTGTCTCAGAATGGCGTTGCGCCCGACCGATATCCCCACGTCGAACGGGAGAGTTATGACGCAATGGCCTTCAGACTTGAGTTTTGCATAGAACGCAGATTTCCGGTCGTCCTGCGGGCCGTCGTCGGCGACGTAGAATTTATAAGGCATCCCGAACTTGACGAATGTCGCCTGATAGGTTTCAATCGTCCGGTATAGCGTCTCTTCCCGCATGAAGGTCTTGATGCCGACGGCGATCTTGCCCTCCAGCACGACCGGGGATGGGTCGGCGAATCGGCCGAGAATCCGTTGCTGGATCTCCGTCATCGACACTCCCTGCGTATAGGGCAGAAAGACGGCCCGCCCGCCGTACCGCCGGACATGCTCTTCGCCCGGGCATTGGCTCCGATTGTTTCCGTGAACGATATAGTCCGGGCGGACATTCGCCTGCATCAGATCCCGCGTGGGGTCTTTGCCGGTCTGTTTCATGACCTCATCGACGCAGCCGAGCGCCTCGATGATCCGGACCCGCTGCTCATAGGGGACGATCGGCTTGGGCGCATATTGCATGACGGCCTCGTCCGTCATGACGCCGACGGTGAGGCGTCCCATCTTCTTGCATCCCTCCAGGATGTTCAGATGGCCGACATGGAACATGTCCCACGCCCCGCCGATGAACACGCTCTTGGTCGGGCTCAAGAAATTGGCATCGATAGCCAGGTTGTCCACCCAATAGCGCCAGTTGCGCTGCGGGGTGCGCCAGTTTTTGCCGTATTGCCGAGCGAGGTATTCCTCGACAGGGTTCGGGACAAAGCACCGCTTGCCCCTGAACATGACCTCTTTCGGTTCGGCGAACAGTTCCTTAGGAAGCGTCCGGGGAACGAACCGCATGTATTCGCCGAATCGCCCGAGTTCGTCCGGAGAGTATGCGCCCCACCAGTAAACGTCGTCCTTCTCGAAATAGAAGAATAGGTCCAGCTTGATCTTGTTATAGAAGAATGACAGTTCGGTTTTCTGGCCGTCGTGCTCCCATTTCTTGTAGACCGTGAACCCGGCCGCCAGGAACGCCTCGACCAACTGGTCCCATGCGCCAAGTTGCCCGGGTCCGATGCCGAGATCGACATCCGCGTCCCATTCGATGAAGTCGCCGTCGCGTGCGAAGCCGAGGCACGTCCCCCCGTCAAGCCACCACTTGAGGCCCAGGTCGTCCAGTATCCGGATGGCCTTTTCGAGAAGGATGTCCTTGTCGGTATATTTAAACTTGCTGTAATCAGCAAATTGGATCGGATTCTTCCGGTCGAATTCCGAATAGCTCAGGCGCAAACCCCACTTGCCGGCGAAGATCGTGTGTCCGACGGGACGGGACCGATATTGCTGATATCCCTCTTTCGATACGTCGCGCCGGTGATACATCCACGTATCGGGCGTGTAGGCGACCTTCCAGGGGTTCTTCCGGATGATCGGCTTCCCGTCCACGAGTTCATATTTGAGGTTCAGGAAATAGTCCATGTGTTCATAGGCGGTCTTGAACTGCGGGTCCCACTTGAAACTGTTCCAGACCTCCCGGCGCATCATGAAGACGTT